AGGTGACTACACATTGGTAGTTCCATAATCAGACGTTGGGTGAATGTGGAGAAGTCATCTGCTCTAGCCTTTGATGCGGAGACAACCATAAACTTAATCTCAGGATCAAGTAGTAGTTTCCAGACAACAAAGGCGGCAGTGATGTAACTCTTACCAACTCCACGGAATGCCTCAATGATTGCTCGTCTAGGAGCATTCTGGAGATACTCGGCCATGTCATATTGTACTTCTGTCGGGTCTGGTAGTGCCAGATGCTTCCATACAATAAACAGGAAGTTCCTGAAGTCATGTAACTCTTGAGGCATTTGTGTGTTCATCTTGAGTTCCTTATTTTTTCTTGAAGCCTATCTTCATGCTTGCGTAGGCTTTATTAGATACAGTTGAGTTCTTCTTTGTACGACTGATACCTTTCTTTTTTCTTGCATTAATGTTTGCGTATAAACCTTTCTTAGCCATTTCGACTCCTATTCTTTTTCTTAGACATAATGCGTAAGTTGCTAGTAGCATTATTCTTTGGGTTACGATCTACATGATCGACATCTCTACCTTGTACAGCCGCTTCACCTTTCTCACGGATCACTTTACGTCTTGCACGTTTCCGTGCGGCATTCCGTAAGCGTTGTTCGGGTTGCTTGTGGTAGTTGTCATACTCTTTGCGGTAATTTCTAGCCATTATTCTTTACCTACGATCTTTGGTTGAAACGGTAGAGCCTCTAGCAGGTTGCCCATCGTGGACTCTGCTTGGATAATGTCGAGACTAGCGTTGTTGTCTTTAAGGAACTTAGCGGCTACGGCTAGTTCTGATGCAGTAGCTTCGCCTGACTGTACTCTTACGAGAAGGTCTTTAGCGAGAGCCTCGTGCAATGTGTCGATAACTTCACGATCTTTAGACATATTAACCCTTCCATTTTGTACGATTAGCCCAGTAAGCGGCTGATGATTTACCTTTGGCAATGTTCTTACCGTGGCGGCTTCTAAACGCCTTACGTTGCTTGGCACTTCTGTTTGTCTTAGCACCTTGCTCACCAAAGCGGATAATCTTTAACTTACCGCCAACTCGTGTCTTAACGACATGAGATTTAGTTTTGTGACTGGGGGTGGCTCTAGGTTTGTTTACCTTGAGGCTGTCTTTATTTAACTTAGCCATGATTACTCCTTAATAACACCAAAGCATTGCTTCGGTATCTCTGATGTCCACATGGACAAATGTTTTAGCTACGCCTACAGAGAAACCCATAGATGTTGCAAACTTAACGATCTTCATACGCTGTGCGCCTCCTGACACTTTGATGTCAGCGGCAATCCCTTTGGTATGCGTACCGCCACCGTTAGGCTTATGTCGCTCCGCACTGTGAGTGGGATCACGATAGCCACTGGTTACGATAAACGGGAAGCCACATACTTCTCTTAGGGTATCTAGTTTATGTATGAACTCGTCTTTGATCTCGTTGTTGCCTGTCTCCATGCAACGGAAATCTTCTTTGTCAAAGTATATGAAGTCTGTCATTTGTCTCTTTGAACTCCTTTAACTTTTTCTGCGGTTCTCATTGCACCAAGACCTAGCATACCAAGTAGTACTGGCATCATTTGACTTAAATCAAGGATTGGGACAGTGATCGTAGAGTCAACCAAAGCAAGCGTAAAGTTTGCCATTGGTATAACCAAGAAGTTACTCGCCATACCAAGTACAGCCACCCACCCCACGGCAGGTCGCCAACCGCTGACGAATAGCGACTTGTGTGCCGCTTCAGTCTTATTAACTTCAAGTTGGGCTTTTGCAAGTTCTTGAGCGTGTCTCTCAGCCATCGTAGAAAGTTCAAAAGCGATAGCATTCTTTTTATCTTTGTCCTCTATAAATTTGTCAAGAAGGCCCGATACAGGGCCTATTAGTGATTGTAACATTGATGTCTCCTATTCTCGGAACATATAAGCTACTGTCGATGCTATTGCGGCAACGACTAGCCATACGAACCTTTCAAGTGCATTTCGAGATGATGTGTTTTCGTTTACCTTTTCGGTCAAGACTTCTGTGTGTTGCTCTTGATCGTCAAGTCTATACTCATGTCTATCGACACGTTGGACAACAGCATCCATTCGTTCTTCAAGACGGGCTAGGGAAGCTACAACTTCCACTAGCTTATCTATCTTGTTTTCTATCCTATCGAGTCGTTTAAGATCATCCATATTCATTCTAAGCCTCGTCTGGTAGGTTGTAACGAGCGTAGGCTTTTACAGGACCGTATTCTAGAGTCTTGCGATTGAACACAAAGCCCCAACACCAAACTACATCACACTCTGTATGTGTTGTAGGCGGTAGAGGATAGGATAAACCTTTATCTTCACAGAACTGCCTAATAAGTTTAGGAGTTGCGTAGGCATAATAGTCTACCCAATCATCCATTGTCCCATCTTCATAATGCGTGTGGGCAAAGAAGTTGGCAGGGTTCTGAGGAAGTTCGGGTAACTCGCCATCGTATTCATGGAAAACAACTTTGAGTATGACATCTTTAGTTTCAAGGTCGAACTTTAGCCCGTACCAATCTAACAGGTTGGTCATCATATAAGACGTACCAAACTGTAACAGCAACTCTTCACTAGGTTGAACACCAAAGTTGTAAAAGCTGATGCCGTTGTTTTTGTAAGGCTCTCTGTAAGCTGTGTATTCTCCAACCACATTGTATAGATGTCTTGTCCAATCATCACGATTAGGGTACACCTCTTGCAGCTTTTCTATAAGAGACTGTGCTTCAGGCTGTCCTGTAGTATAGTCTTGACGAACTATTTGTTTGTCGCAGTACACATCGTCCCTACACTGTGTTTTATAAAAGTGAGTAAGGGCGTTATTTAAAAGAGCGTTGTCTATATTAAGTTGGACTTCATCTTCACTTAAACTGCCTTTAGGAACCTCAAAGTAAGTGTTGTTTTTATTTATAGTAGCGTATGTTTCAGAAGGGTCTAACTCATTCGCTCTAATTGTATAATCTCTTGTAATCATGAGAACGACACCGTTTTGTTGACTCCAGTAGTTGTACCGAATGGGTTAGAAGATGAACTCCATGTCCAAGAAGTAAATGAACTTTGACCTGCTGACGTACCTGCTCCAGTTCCTGTACTGTGGGCAAAGGTAGCACTGCTTCTTTGATAACTAGTTCCTGCAATGTTCATGGTCGTAAAACCTGCGTTGGTGATGTTAGAACCATTGTTCATTATCTGAAGAAGGACTTGTGCGTTTGAACCCGATCCTTGCCAACGTAAATTCACAATGTACTTATTACTTCTAACTGCAAGAGTACCGTCAGTACAGTTTCCTGTATCTCTAAGAGAATTATTCATTATAGCGATGCCAGAAAAGCCTGTACCATAAAATGAAGGAGTGTATGTACCACCTGCTTGATAGCCAACATTAACAACTTGGGTTTCTAAGGCGTTAGACTTTCCGTAGAAATGGCTTAACGAGATTGAACCTGATGACCGGTTCGCTAGTGATCGCAAAGCTGACTCGTCGAGGCTACTGGTAGCTGTGGCACTTCTGTTCAACTCTAAGTTGATTGATCTGCCTGAAGTACTACCTCCAATTGAGATAGTACCTGATGATTGTAGGGCCATTACGAACCTCCTTTAAGTTGTTCAACCTCTGCTTTAAGTTCTTTAATAGCTTCGATTAAAACGGGAATAATCTTTTCGTGTTGAACTGTTAGATACTCATTATCAAATGGAGCAGGGACAACCGCATCGGGTATAACCTTCTGCACCTCTTGAGCAATAACACCTGTCTCATGCTTCATGGAAGGTAAGAAGCCTTTTTCTTCTACATCGTCTTTCCAAGCATAGGTTACACCACGTAGTTGAGATACTTTATCTAAAGCATTATCAATCGTAGTTACATTATCCTTTAAACGCTCGTCAGATGCGTAGGCGGTGACGTTGCCTCGGAATTTCCAATCGTTGTTGTTAACACTATTCTTTGCAGTCCAAGAGACAGTGTTGCTATTTCTTCTAAATAAAGCAATTTGATCTGATCCGGCTCCAGAAGTAGCAGGAGAACTATCACCATTGTACTCAATGCCCCCTCCATAGCTGGAAGATTGACCAACAAACACCATCCCTGTTCCTTGACTTCCTCCGTAAAGATTAATTGTGGATTTACCATTATCATCAGAGATGATATTTAAGGTTGAGTTCTGACCTGCATCAATATTAACATCTCTTCCAATTGCCACTAGAGAGTTATTGACAGAAAGGCGTTGAATACCGTTAGTAACCACTCGCCACGTATCAGCGGCACTGAACTGCATATAAGTATTAGTATCACCTGTGTGGATAATTTGATCGGCTACATAAATGTCATTAGGGAAATAACTATCACCTTGATTGTTACCTATAGTGGTAGTCCATCGTCCTGACCAACCTCCTGTCCAGTTATTAGGATGTGAAGATACTATTAAACCTGCTTCAGCATTGATATATACGTTTTCAGCCGATTGTCCTGTAGCTTGGGACGCAGATTCACCTGCGTTTAGGACTAACTGCTGTCCAGTACTACATTGAATTGTATCTGTCTTTATACCGCCTTGAGCAGTAATCATACCAAGGGTCGCATCTGACGTATCAGAGCGTAAGAATTGACTTGCCTCTAAGCCATCAACTTTATCAGCATCCAAACCTGAACCTGAACCATCTACGGTCAGTATCTTTGTTAACGCTTGTGCGGCAGTATCAGACGATCCTGCGGGACCTTGAGGCCCGTCAGCACCATCAGCACCTGCGGGACCTTGAGGACCTGTAGGCCCTGTGAGACCCTGTGGCCCTTGAGGTCCATCAGCACCTGTAGCACCTGTTGCGCCTGTGTTACCGATTGGTCCTTGGGGACCTTGAGGTCCTGTAGCACCGTCAGCACCGTCTGCGCCATCAGCACCATCAGCACCTGCGGCTCCAGTTGCTCCTGTAGCACCAGTTGCACCAGTGTCACCTTTAGCTGAAATCTTCTGCCAGTGAGTAGTATTGGTTGGAGCAGTCCCTGCTGTTGTATCTTGGATGCACACGTAACTTTCACCATTGTGAAGTACTGTATCTAGCACTTCGTAAGCGGTGCTTGCGCTGTACGTACCTTCAAAGGATTGACGTACTTTACCTATATTGATTGTTCCCATAATTTTTATACCGTTGTTACTGTTAATATGCCAGAAGAGTTAATGCTAAAGTCATTGTCATTAGCACTGCCGTAGTATTCCATCTGTAGTATTCCTGCACTGGTGATCTGCATTCTACCAAAAGCAAGACCAAGTGGAGTTGCGCCCATGTTACCTTGCGCTCCCGTGGGTCCTTGGTTTCCTGTGGGGCCTTGCGCCCCTGTAGAACCTTGAGGGCCTGTAGCACCTGTAGCACCCGTGGCTCCTGTTTGACCTGTAGGGCCAATTAAACCACGAGGGCCTGTAGCACCTGTAGCACCAGTGGGGCCTTGTGAACCTGTCGGACCTGCTGAACCAGTATCACCCTTTGGCCCTTGAGAGCCTTGAGGACCCGTTGGACCTGCACCACCAGTTGCACCAGTGGGGCCAGTGTTACCTGTCGGCCCTTGTGACCCTTGAGGGCCTTGAGGCCCTGCGGGTACGTAGAAGGCGGCTGTGCCTGTATTAACATCATACGTTACATAGCCTGTACTACTGATTGAAAGGTCTAACTCATTATAGGTAATGTTAAGATTAGTTAATTGACCTAAGTAGGTGGATGCGTTGGTTGCCGCAGTCTCTGCATCATTCTTAGCAGATATTGCATCGGCTAGTGTTGATACTGAAGATGTGTTGACCCAACCTTTCGTGGCGGCATCATCGTCAGCTACAGGGTCAGCAACATTAATAAGCCTACCGTTGTTAGCATCTATATGACCTTGATAGTTGTAGGTTATACCTCTATCAACTTCATCTTTGATTTCCTGTACGGCCTTAAACACCTGCTGTGCAGAATTATCTAAGTCAGCCTCTCTAATCATTGAACCTGCTTGGAAGTCAACTGCTCTTGTAGATAGGTCTGTTACCCTGACGATCCTAATAACATCACCAGATAAAGGGTAGTAACCTACAAAGGAAATGGAGGCTGTGGTTACACTTAACTCCGCTGACGGTACTTGTACCCCGTTTTTAAACACTACAATCTCACTAGGGGTATCTACAGGGAATGTAATTGCAAATGTTTGTGTTGTGGCATTTGCTGTATATTGCACGTAGCTATAAGCCATTAGTTACCTCCTT